CCTGGTCTTCAAATCAACTTCATGCGTTACAACAACCTCGGATTCGCTTCACCTCTTGTTGAAGGTGTCCGTATGCAGACTAACGCACTTACAGCTCAACAGTTCTCAATCACAGTAACAGAGCATGGTTATGCTCTTGCTGTTTCTGAGCTTCTATTGAATGCTTCATTCGATGACGTAATGGCTTCAGCCTCACGTCTTCTTGGTCGTAACATGGCTATCTATCTAGACCAGCTTTCACGCGACACACTATACTCAGCATCTTCAACCATTTACGGTGAAGACCGCTCAAACCTATCAGCTGTTAACAACTGGTACGCATACGGTACAGAAGGAACATCACGCGCAAGCATGACAGGTTCTTACTACCTCACACCTCGCACCATCAAAGATGCTGCCGAGACACTAGCAACCAAGAACATCCCTCGTTTGGGCGAAACTTACGTTGCATTCGTTCACCCACACCAATCACGTCGTCTACGTGACATGCCTGAATTCATCGAAGTCACAAAGTATGCCGCTCCAGGTAACTTCATGCTCGGTGAGATTGGCCGTCTATACGACACAGTATTCATTGAGACAACACAAGTTCTCAAGGTTACTGGTGGTGCTGGTGCATCTTACACAGCTGACACAGCAGTTGCTTCACCTGTAGTAGTACCTGGCGGAGGTTACACAACCCCTGCTACATACACAGGTAATGGTGGCTCAGACCGTTACTCAGCTATCTTCATTGGAGATAACGCATTCGGTCACGCTATCTCACTTCCAGTTGAACTCCGCGATGGCGGTATTCTTGACTTCGGTCGTGAGCATGCACTTGCTTGGTACTCAATCTTCGGACTTGGTCTAATCACTGACCAATCTGTAGTAATAGCGGAAACCAACTAAGTAAAACCTAGTTTCAAAAAAACTTAATAGATTAAAGGGCGGCCTCTTCGGGGGCCGCCTTATTCAACCGAGATATTAAATTGGAGAAATTCATGGCAACAAAAGCAAAGCCCACTGATGTAACAGGCCGCATGCGAGAGCAACTTGCTGGACAAGCAATTGAAGCTCAGCAGGATGCCGCTAATAAAATGTCTATGGCAACAGCTCAGGCAAAAATTGACCTAGAGACAAGTGTCATTGACGCAACACAGCCTAACCGCGCTACAGTAATTGTAGATGATGCAATCACTGTCGGTTCAACCGATGAAGCTGAAGTTGAAATTCGTGTAGTTCAAGATATTGAAAACATGACTCTTGGACATGGAAACAACTACAACTTTAAAGCGGGTCAAAAGTACAAGGTAAAGCAATCAGTTGCAAATCACCTAAAGGAAAAAGGCTATTTAGCAGGCGTCATTTAATAATAACCTGTTAGAAGTGGGCGCCTTTCGAGGCGCCTTCTTCGTTTGTACAGACTTTTTAAAGATTTATTGACATCATTATATACACCGTAATGTAGGGAGTTTCTGTGGCCGTTCTGTCTGACATACTCTCTAGAGTCCGTCTAGAACTAGGCGATTTACAAAAGAATTTTAGTTTTACTACTGCTGGTGACGGAACTACCACCGTATTTCCCACTGGGATTAAGCCCATCGAGACCGCTAACCTCTATGTAACAATTAACAGCAATCCTATTGGGTACCCTTACGGCTATACAGTTGAAGAAGACACAGGCATTATTACCTTTGCAACCGCCCCTGTTAGCGGCTCTACTATTGCAGTAACAGGTCTTCAAGACCGTTATTTCCTAGACTCTGAACTCTGTAACTTTATTAACGATGCTGTAAACCAGCATACCTATAACCGCGTTGATTCTTACGGGTCTCTAGTTACTATTGCCAGTATCCCTCCTGTAGAAGAGTATCCAGTTGCTATCCTTGCAACCATTGAGGCTCTATGGGCTCTTGCTACAGACTCTGCTTTTGATATCGATATTCAGGCGCCAGATGGAGTAAATATTCCTCGCTCTGAGCGTTACCGCCAGCTCACATCTATTATTCAACAGCGTTGGGAGCAATATAAGACCCTCTGTGCCCAGCTTAACGTTGGTCTATGGAAGATTGAAATGGGTACGCTTATCCGTACTTCACGTACAACTAATAAGTACGTACCTGTCTATGTAACTCAAGAGGTTGACGATGCCCGTAAGCCAGAAAGAGTTTACATAACCAATAACTTGACTGGACGTAGCCCATTGCCTTCAACAGCTCAAAACTACGATTTAGTTATTACCCAAGGAAACAGCTTCTCTGTAGAGTTTGATTTCCCATTTGATGCTTCTTTGTTTACCTGGGCTGCGCAGATTCGTACCTATCCAAATGCACCTTCCGTATACGCTAATTTTACAGTTACCCTCCTATCTACATCTTCAACACTCAGTAAGGTACAGCTATCGCTTAATGTTGATGGCACTCAGTACCTGCCTGTACGTGGATTCTGGGACCTACTAGCAACAGAGATTGCAAACACCGAAGTAGCCGTTACTTACGTTAAGGGTCAAACCTTTGTTACCCAAGCTGTAACTAACTCTTCAGGTGCGCTAAACGGAAGCTGGTAACAATTGAGTTACTGTCACTCTTGTAATAACTGGCCATGCCAATGCGCTATCCAAGTAGTCACTCCTGCCCCAGTAGTTGTTAACGTAATCCCTTCAACACAAACAGGCGGACTTCCTGGATTTAGCACGCAAGGAATACAGGGAGTACAGGGTGTTCAGGGCGGTCAAGGCACCCAAGGTATTCATGGACAATACGCAGGTCAAGGTGTACAAGGTTCTCAAGGTTTACAGGGCGGCGGTTTTAACCAAGCACAAGGTACTCAAGGCTTACAAGGTATCCAAGGTTTTTATGGCCTACAAGGTTCTTCTGGACATAATGGTGTTCAGGGTTATACGGGTGCGCAGGGAAAGACTGGTACACAAGGTACGCAGGGACTTTCAATACAAGGTAACGCTGGTACATCTGTAGTAATCCTTGGTTCATACCCAACGTATGCCGCTTTAGTTGCTGCGCATCCAACAGGTAATAATGGTGATGGTTATATTGTTGACCCATACCTGTATGTATGGGAAGGTGGAGCTTGGGTTAACGTTGGAATTATCCAAGGTCCACAAGGTACGCAAGGCACACAAGGGCTACAAGGTGTGCAAGGAACTCAGGGTTTACAGGGAACTCAGGGCACGCAAGGTTTACAGGGACCACAAGGTACGCAAGGTATACAGGGCGTTCAGGGACCACAGGGAACCCAAGGTACTCAAGGGCTGCAAGGTGTTCAAGGAACACAGGGAACACAAGGTGTGCAAGGCACACAGGGCATTCAAGGCCGTTCATATCTAGGAGTAACTTCACCTACACCTAACGCGGTTACAACTGGCTCTCTAACATTTAACGTAACTAATTCAGGCGCTTTTGGTTTAGGTCAAACAGTACGTGTTTCTAACACCCCAGGGCTTTCAAACTGGGTTGAAGGCATTATCACCGCAATAACATTAGATTCCAGTATTACTGTTAACTCTATTCTTACTGGTGGTTCTGGTACTTACTCACAATGGACATTCTCAACTGCTGGTGTTCAAGGCTTACAAGGTCCACAGGGAACTCAAGGAATTCAAGGACCGCAAGGAACTCAAGGTATTCAAGGCATTCAAGGACTTCAAGGAGTGCAAGGTACACAAGGTATTCAAGGGCCTCAAGGCACTACAGGTATACAAGGTATCCAAGGACCACAAGGTACGCAGGGTATTCAAGGAGTTCAAGGAACTCAGGGTATCCAAGGTCGTTCATTTATTGGAGTAACCTCTGCTACATCATTTTTAATTGGTACTGGCTCTAAAGCATTTACTGTTACAAATTCTGGCGCTTATACAGTTGGTCAATATGTTGTTGTTACTAACACAGGCACGCCAACTAACTTTATGTTTGGTCAAATTACTTCTTTAACAACTGATTCAAGCATTACTGTAAACGTAACTGGAACTGGTGGTTCTGGAACATTTGCTGCTTGGACATTTAACGTAAGTGGTTTGCAAGGTACGCAAGGAGTTCAAGGACCTCAGGGAACTCAGGGCATTCAAGGTCCACAAGGTACCCAGGGTATTCAAGGTCTGCAGGGAGTACAAGGAGTTCAGGGTCCTCAAGGAACAACTGGTATACAGGGCGCGCAGGGTACTCAAGGATTCTTAGGTTTACAAGGAAGCACTGGTACACAAGGCACTACAGGTATGCAGGGTGCGACTGGTACGCAAGGTCTTGTTGGATTACAGGGGACGCAAGGTATCCAAGGT